ATCGAAAATGATGGAATTGCCACACTCGTTCAGAGCAATCGAAACGACCACGTGTGCATCACTTCCAAAGTGTATAAAACTCGCGGCGACGTTCGCCGTGTCTTCCGAGCGTTGGGAATCAAGGAGCAATCAGGTGAGTAAGCTCTACATAGGGATCGACAACGGACTGAGCGGCGGGATCGCGGTCGTCAACGACGAAGGCAAGATCGTCAGTCTGTGCGTGATGCCAACGGTTCCGAACGGGAAGGGACGAGATTTGGACGTTGAAGGTTTTGCTGAAGTGATTACGACGTATCTGTATGAATCAATAACCGTCGTTATAGAGCTTCCCACCAAGCACTCACCGGGCGTGCTCGCGCTGTGCTCGACATGGTGTTGCTACGGTGGTATTCGCGCTGTACTTCGGATCAGCGAAGTCCGCACCCACGAAATCACGTCGCCGTTGAAGTGGCAAAAGATGTTCTGGACGAAGCCAAAGATGCCGAAGGGACAGAAGTTCGACACCAAGGCGGCAGCACTGAAGGCGGCTACTCAGTTGTGGCCGTCGCAATCGTGGCTGGCGACAGATCGATCGAGCGTGCCGCATAACGGCATTGTCGACGCAGCGCTGATCGCCGAGTATGGCCGCCGAAACAACCTTTAGAACCCCTTTTTAGTTTCACAAGGAGAAGCCGCGATGGCGAAGCGCAATCAGAAGAAGATCGAAGGCATGGAAGACGTTGACGACGATCCCAACGTGACACCCGAGACGAACAAGATCGCGGAGCGCTACAAGTCCGCGTCTATCTCGAAGTCGAAGGCTAGCGACAAGTACAAGGCGGTCAAGGAAGAGTTAATTGGCCACATGCGTGAGAATGGCATCGAGCGAATCCGCATCGTGATTGACGGGAACCCGAAGTATTACGTTCTGAACTTCAAGGAAGAGATTCAGGAGAAGACCGTTGACAAAGTCAAGCAGGAATTGTCCGGCGACGACGAGTGAGATAAACCTCGGAAAGGGATGGTCGGTGTTTTGTATTCGCCGACCATCCCGCAGAGGTTCATCACACACCACCTTTCAAGTCCGTCGTTCTGGACGGAAGCACGCGCCCGCTATCGTTGACTCCACGTTCCTTGTCGAGCAAGTTCTGCAACGGGTCGCTCCCGTAGTATTCCGACTCGGGCTCGGCATTCAGTGGCACCGTGCCACCACACTTCTTGCAGTGGACGGTGTTTCGTGAGTTCGGCTTGGCTGCTGGGTAGCCGCAGCGGGGACAGGTTGTTTTAGGCATCGTTGCCTCGTAGTTCCAATATCGTCCGCAAGTCTTCGAGGTGCTTTGTCTGCGCGTCCGAAGGTAGGCATTCTTCTACTTGAATGAGGCGTTGTTCGTGGCCTTCAACTCTGCGTTGAAGATCCTTTAACAGATTCCCAATACCATCGATCTTCATGGCTGTGGCACTATCCTTCTCGCCGAGACATTTACTCCATTCGGTGATACCTGCCACCGCTTCTTGTAGAACTACGATGTGCGACCGGAGTTCCAGGGAAGTCTTGTTTGCGGTCGCTTCCACGGCTGTAAGCCGCTTAGTGACGAGTGTATCTTGTTCCCTGACAGCGAATTGGAGTATTGAAACCGCTTCCCTAGTCACGTTCACAACAGCTTCGAGACCGGTGACGCGTTCGTGGACGCGATCGAATTGCTTGTTGCGTGGTACGTCGTTTACTTCCAGCACGCGAACTCGCTGTTTCAGTTCGTTGATGGTATCGTACGCTCGTTCGAGCGAGTCCTGCTGCTGGCTTAGCGTCAACTTAGTCTTCGCCTTCGGCTTCACAGTGGGATTGCGTTTCTTGGACGGTGCCTTCTTTGCTTTCTTCTTCATCGTGATTCTCCTTGTGAGTCGAGTAACGTGTAAACGGTCTGTCGTGAAAGCCCCGTGGCTCGCGCCATCGCAGTCTTGCCCTTCCCCTCCGAGTTCATGCGGTTGATCGTGTCGATCTGTTCGTCAGTGACCTTGAGCCGACGCCCCTTCTTACTGCCGCCCCACGTCTTTCCCTTGGCTCTGGCAGCGGCTTGGCCGGCGAGGATACGCTCCGCACGGACTTCGTTATCGTAGGCTGCCACCGATGCCAGCACGTTCGCCATTAGTCTGCCGGCGGCCGTTGAAAGATCGATGCCGTCCTTGATCGACACGAACTCGATACCTTTCTTGGTGAACTCGTCGAACAATGCCGTCAGTCCGGCGGCTGTACGTCCGAGTCGGTCGAGACGCCACACAACGACCTTGTTGATCTTGCCGACGTCGAGCGCTGACTTGAGCTTGAGCCACCCCGGCCGATCCATCGTTTTCCCCGAGAACTTATCCGTGTACCAAACAACTTCATCGTCGGCGAAGGCTGCGATCCAGCGTTCGATGTCAGGGAGTTGCGAGGCGAGATCCTGTCGCTCGCTCGATACTCTGGCGTAAATGGCGGTTGTCATTGGTTTGTTCCTTGTGAAAAGTCCCAACCCCCGCAGGGCAGTCACGCGCAAATAAGCGGCAGATTGCCGAGAATTTTCCATTGGGGGTTGGGACGATCTGCGTGTGACTGCCTGAACTTTAGCACCACTTAGCTTTGCGTTCAAGCTGAATCCCGGTAGATTCTGGTAATGCTCGACTTACACAAAGACGGCGTTTACCCGAAGGAGCTTAGCGAGAATCTGCGCTGGCGTAGGGCGATTCGCGGAGCGGCTGACAATGACGTGAAGCTGTGCCGTCAGTTGATCGAGCGATGCCGCAACGACATTCTGTTCTTCCTGAACGCCTTTTGTTTCCTGCTGGAACCTCGTGTCAAGAACATCGAGGGCAAAGAGCCACCCACGATCATCCCGTTCGCGACCTGGGCGCACCAAGACGAGTTCATTCTGGAGTTCGAGCGGGCGGTCAATGAGCAGTATTGGGTAGGCGTCGAGAAGTCCCGCGGCGAGGGCGCGACGTGGATGGTGCTGATGGTGTTCCTGCACCAATGGTTGTTTCGTGAGCATACGGTCTCGTTTGGTTTGGTGTCGAGAAACGAGCAGGTAGCCGACAACCCGGAAGATCCAAACTCGCTGGGCTGGAAGGTTGACATGGTGTTGTCGCATCTTCCACGCTGGATGGTTCACCTTGAAAAGGGCGAACCCAAACAGCTTGCGCCGTCAACGCGGTTTCACCGCTCGGTGCGCAATCATACGTGGTCCAACCGGAACACAGGATCAACGATCACTGCCTACACGACGACGAGTGACTTGGCTCGTGGTGGTCGTAACACCGCCTTCTTCTGCGACGAGTTTGCATCGTTCAAGGTGAAGGACAGTTTCCTGGTGATGAGTTCGCTGGTCGAGGTTACTGATTGCGTCATCATGGCGTCGACACCAAATGGCGAGCAGGGCGCGTTCTACAAGGCGGTTAAGGAGGAAGGCACGCTAATCAAGCTCGTAGTCATCCACTGGACGGCGAACGAGACTCGCAACCGTGGTTTGTACGAAATCGCCGATGGTATCCCCGTTGCCGTCGATCCCGAGAACAATCCGTTGCCGGAGGGTTACGTCGAGTTATTTCTGGAGAAGTACCGCACGCCACTGCTGAATCGTGGGTTTGACATCGAGAAGGGGTATCGCAGTCCGTGGTACGATCGGAAGTGCCTAACACCAGGGCTGTCGCCGAAGTACATCGCGCAGCAATACGACCTCGACTACGGAGGCTCGAAGTCGAAGGTATTCCCGATCGCTGTGCTCGAACGGTTGCAGTCGGAAGCAAAGCCGCCGCTGCTGCAAGGGAAGATCACGTTCAACCATGACGACCTCAAGCCGAACTGGCTGGAGCATCAAGACGGGCACCTGTTGTTGTGGATCGAGTTGACACCCGCCGATTGTCCGCCGCAGGGTATTCGCTACATCGTTGGTGCTGACGTGTCGCTAGGAAACGCGGGGACTTCTGGAAGTAACAGCGCGCTGTCGATCGTCGAGCGTGATACCGGCGTGAAAGTGGCGGAGTTCGCGCACCCAGGCCAATCGCCAGAACTGTTCGCGATGCAGACGATTGCGATTTGCAAGTGGTTCAACGAGGCACACTTGATCTATGAGGACAACGGGCCTGGAAAGACGTTTGGCAACAACGTCATTCAGCATGGCTACAACAACTTGTATTTCCGCATTCAGGAAGACCGCGTCACGAAGGTCAAGACGAACAAGCCGGGCTACACGACGCAGCGCAAGAACAAGGGTCCGCTGCTGAGCGAGTACGCCTACGCGCTGAGTACCGGGTCATTCGTGAACCCGAGCCACGTCGCGCTCGAAGAGGCGAAGGGATACGAGTTGTTTGCGAGCGGCAAGATCGTTCACGTGGCATCGTTGGACGCCGACCCGAGCGGTGCTGGCGAGAATCACGGCGACCGAACGATTGCAGACGCACTTGCTTGCCACGTCCTGATGGAGAACCCGCCTGAGCGGCGTGCAAAGAGCAATAAGCTGGATCTGTCGAAGGCACCCGAGACGAGCATGGCACATCGCACGCACTTAGCACGGGAAGCTGCGAGGCTCGCCAAGGAGGACTTCTGGCTGCCTCGTGAGAACGTAAGTCTTGCACGGTTGAAAGCCTACGGTGTACGATAGCTGGCGTCTTAACGCAGTCGCGCCGGGTTGATCGCCGCCGCGAGATCTTCAAGAGAACTGTCATGGCAGGGCTCAGTAACTTGAAGGGCTCGCCATGTATAACCCCGAATCCGAGCGCGACATCAAGAAGCTCCGCACGGCGATGACCTATTCGCGGAAGCAGCTTCGACCGTTTCAAACTCGGTTTGTGGATCTGTGGCGGCATTATGCGGCCAGCCAGCACGACGAAGATGACTTTCAGCGTAAGCTGCCGGTGAACATGATTCGCATGGCGGTTGACACGTACAGCCGCAAGCTCGCCAGCCGGAACCCGAGAGTTCTCGTCGGGACACATTCGCCGGGGCTCAAGCCGCGAGCCTACGAACTGCAACTGGCGGTCGATCACCTGTTGCAAGAGATCAAGTTTTCTCGCTCGCTGCGCAAGTGCGTGAAGAGCGCGTTGATGATGATGGGGATTATGAAGGTCGGGCTTACCGACGCGCCGATGGGCGAGTCGTTAAGCATTTACCACGATTCCGGTCAGGCGTTCGCCGACAACGTGTTGTTCGGGAACTGGATCCACGACATGAACGCTCGTGACGTGGACGAGTGGGAGTTCTGCGGCGACAAGTACCGTGTGCCGTTGCAGGATGTCAAAGACAATCCGATGTTCGAGAACACCGAGAAGTTGGTGGCGACCGATCGCACGGTGTACTACGACGGCGACGAATACGCCAGTGACGAGACACGCATCGAGTCGATCACGCAAGGCATCGGCGATCTGAACGGCGAAGAGTATGTCGACCACATTGAGTTGTGGGATATCTGGCTGCCTCGTGAGAACTTGATCGTCACCATGCCGTGCGGTGGAGGGCCTCCGCTGTTGGTGCGGGAGTTTGACGGTCCCGAGCGAGGTCCGTATCACGTACTCGCCTTCGGCGACATTCCGGGAAACATCATCCCGACCGGCGCGATTCAAAATATGTTCGACATCCACGATCTGTTGAACCGGCTGTTTTGCAAGCTGGGGGACCAGGCGGAGCGGCAGAAGACGACGTTCGCAGCAACGCAAGCGGCGACTGCCGATGGATCGGCACAAGCGATCATCAATGCACGCGACGGTGATGTTGTCAGCACAGCGCATCCCGGATCAGTGGCCACCATGAACACTCCCGGTGTCGATCAAACCGCGTTGGGGTTCGTCGGCTGGCTGAGGAACATTGCTTCGTACGTTGGTGGCAACCTCGACACGCTGGCGGGGACACAGTCAGGTGCCGACACCTACGGTCAGGAGAAGCTGTTGGCAGAAGGTGCTGGCGGCATGATGGAAGATTTCCAGCAGACAGTCGAATCGTTCGCCAAGGATGTCGTGACCGATCTGGCGTGGTACGCCTACACGAATCCCGAACTGGAGATCCCGCTCTTGAAGAAGTCGGATAACAGCCGATTCGAGATGCCGATACTCTGGGGCCCGGACAAACGAGAAGCAAATTTCTTCGAGTACGCGTTCACGATCACTCCGTTCTCGCTTGGTCCGCAGTCGCCGCGAGAGAAGGCGCAATTCCTGAGCAGCTTCGTCCGGCAAGAAGTGTTGCCGATGGTGCAGGCGGGAATGCTGGCGCAGGCTGGCGGCGAGTTCGACGTGAAGGAATACTTCCGCGTTGTGGCTCAATATGCCGACGCGCCGGAGATCAACGGGTTCATCAAGTTCAACGGGCAGAGTTTGCCGGTCGAGCCGCCTGGGATGCAGCAGGGGGCGCGGATGCCAGCGAACACGACTCGCACGACCGTCCGCAAGAGCGAAGGTCAGAATCCAATGGCCGCCGCGGAGCGGAACATGATGGAGGGCGCGATGGGGGCGAGTATGCCGGGTGGGGCGAATCCAAGCATGATGCCACAAGGAGCCGCGTGAGATGAACTGTTCACGATGCAATGAAGAATCGGACTTTGAAATCTGCAACCAATGCCTGTTGAAGCAGACGGCGGTGCAACTTAACACCGCGCACGTGACGTTCTCGAAATCGACCGGCCGTCGCACTCGCAATCGTGGCGGATACAAGCACGCATCGACAGCCTTGCAAGTCGATCCCGAGAGCGTCGCCGAGCAGCGGGAAGTGTTTTTGCGTAGCGGAGTGGGTGACATCGAGCACACGCCAGACGGCAAACCGATCTTCACTTCGGACGGGCAATTCCAGAAAGCTAACAAGGCTTTGGGCATGAAAACGGGGCGAGACGGGTACGACAACGTCCGCAAATGTACCGGTCGAGAACCCGAAAAACGCAAGCAAGCCGTGATCGCCGAGTGGGCGGATAAGTAAAACACGCTTGACAAAATCCGTCGTCCCGTCCAAAACTGACGGATGAAACGCATGGGGACCGAGCTTTCGAGCTTGTGTCCGCAGCAGGCAGAAGGAGGCTTGATCACCTCCGAGAAGCCATGAAACTTCGCAGCCCACATGGGGGCCAGCAAGAAAGCTGGTCCCCGTTTTTTGTGGTTACAAGGCGCGAAGGAATCAATCATGGCGACGGCGGCAACAGCACTCGATAACGACACCGCACTTGACGACTTTGAAGAAGGTCCAGTCGGCGGCGGTCAGGAATCGGCTGAAATCCATGATGATCCGCAGTCCCAAGAACCCGCTCTTGACCAAGAGGTTGATGGTAGCGGCAACGACGAATACGTCGATCTTGGTGACGACCTCGAACAATCCGGCGAGAGCACTCCGCCGGTCGAGACAGCGAAATCTGTCACCGAGCCAGCGGATTCTGGTGTCGTTGATGACGGCGAGAGCTTTCCGCCCGAACTGTTGAAGTTGACGAATCTGGACGCAGCGCGAGCGAAAGCCGCGTTTGGCACCCCAGAAAGGTTGGAGCAGGCATGGTTGACTCAGGTGTTGAATGCAGGCCGCGAGGCAGCAGCACAACGCCAGCAACAAGCCTTGCAGCAGCCGGGTCAGCCTCAAGAATCTTCGTCCCCCGCAGATACTCAAGCTGCACCGATTCCAACTCAACAAGAGTTGGAGGATTACCTGCGATTAAAACTTGAGCTTCCAGAAGAGTTCGCGGACGTGGAGGACAACAAACTGTTGTTCGATGCGTTGGGTAATCAGGTGAGTCAGTTCTATGGGCCACACCTCAAACGCATGGAAGAAAACTTCCAGCGTCAGCAGCAGGTGTTGCAACACTTCATAGAACGGGAAGAGCGCGAGCAATGGGCGCGGCATGACGAGGAGTTCGATCGTTTCATCGACGGTCTGCCTGACGAGTGGCACGAGCTATTCGGGAAGGAACGGCCGGAGGTTGGAACACCCCAGCATCAAGCACGGGCGCAACTGTTTCATGCCAAGAGCATGATCGAGAACGGTTCTCGGCAGTTGGGCCAAAGCGTCCCGTTGACGCGTGCGTTGGAGTTGGGTTTACGCACTGCTTTTCCCACTCAACACGACACCATCATCAAGAAGTCAGTCAGCACGCAGCGCAAGAACGGTCCCATCCGTATGGCGCGTCCGAACAACCGCAGATCCGCTCCACCTTCAGGCGACCAAGCAGCGATCAACAATCTCAAGTCGCGCATGAAGGAACTCGGAACTGGGGAGCCTTCGGAAGGCGTAAGTGAGGACGACTTCGTGTGATCGTGTCATAGCACAGAGAGACCATCGCTATGACCATTCTCGCTCAAAACATGCCCGACCTGATCGCCGGTACGTTGCCGGACCTGGGACGCATGAAGTTCCAGCAAGTCTACCAGCAGCTTCAAGAGTTCGAAGTCTACGGGAAGTTGCTGAAGAAGGGCCGTGTCGACATCCAAGACAACGGCATTGCCTGCCATCGCAACATCATGATCGCCGATGCGACCAGTGATGCGGCGCACATGGGCTACATGGATGAGGACAACACCAACATCCAAGACGTGATGCGCACGTTGAAGGTCAATTGGGTTCACGTCGTCACGAAATGGGCGATGGTTTACCAGACCGACGTTTTGATGAATTCCGGCGCAGCCGAGATCTTCAGTGTGATGAAGACTCGCCGCTGCAAGGCGATGATCGACCTCGCGCAAGTGCTGGAAGATGCGTACTTCGGCGCTGTTCCCGACGCGTCCGACGAGACGAATCCGCGAGCGTTGAAATACTGGTTCGTCCAGAACGCAACCACGGGCTTCACCGGTCTGGCCCCGTCCGGTTACACGTTGGTCGGCAATCTCAATCCGAGCTTGCTGAGCCGGTGGCGCAACTTCGCAGGCACCTACACGGGCGTCGTGTCGAAGAAGGGCGCGATCAAGACTCTGCGCAAGGCGGCGCGAGAGTGTGGTTGGGTAACACCCGTCAAAGTTCCCGATTACACGAAGGGCGCGGGCGAGAAGTACCGGCTGTTCGTGAACGGAACGACGATGGAGGAGTTCGAGGAAGTCGGCGAGGATCAGAACGAGAATCTTGGCAAGGACGTGGCGTCGATGGACGGCACGATCGTGTTCAAGAAACACCCCATCGTTTGGATTCCCAAGCTGGATGCGGATTCGAACAACCCGATTTATTTCCAGAACAACGACACGATGAAGTTGGCGGTTTTGAAGGGCGACTTCTTGCGGGAAACTCCGCCGAAGACGCACGCCCCAAAGCAGCACAATTTGTTCGAGACTTTCATCGATACCACGTACGCGCCGGTCTGTGTTGATCGTCGTCGCAATGCAGTGCTGTACAAGGTGTAGTCCTCGTGCAGTGTGAGTGACCCATGACGACCAGATAGGAAGTGGCCGTCAAAATCGTAGCCGGCGGGGGCGTCGGCACGCTGTTTTCTCTTTTTTGAAGGACTAGGACCATGACTAACTTAGTACGATACGGCGCTTCTGCCGATCGATTCCTGGACACCCCGGAGTTCGGTGTTCATCCGGTGATCGGGAAGCGGTTGAGTCTGCACTGGCAGGCTGGCGTGCATGGGAAGCCGTCGTTGAACGCGGTGGCGATCATTGACCCCGATGCTGACGATGCCGCAGCGTTGGCGGCGTACACCATCAACGACAAGATGATGGAAGTGTTGGGAACCAACATGACCACGGCGCTTGCGACGTGGAACGCCGAGGGCGGCATCACGTTGACGACCGCAGGTGCGGACGAAGATCAAGCGATCCTCGCACCGCACTTGGACGCGAACCAATCTCCGTGGACGAAATACACGTGGGGAACGGATCGCGAAACGCACTGGGAAGGTTACTTCGAAACCGGTGCCAGTATCGCCGACGTGACGATCTGGGCTGGATTGAAGTTGACCAACGACAACGTCGTCGCCACGGACGCCGATCAGGTGTTCATTCGCTATGCCGACAGCGGTAACTGGATCGTCGTCAGTTCCATTGGCGGAACTGACACTGAAACCGATTCTGGTGTCGCTGTTGCGGCGAGCACGAAGTACCACGTTGGCATCAAGATCAACGCTGACCGGACTGCCGAAGTGTTCATCAACGGTGTCTTTATCTACAAGACGGCGGCGCTGACCGATGCTGTCGACTTCATCCCGTACATCGGTGTTGAAGCAGGCACCGGGGCGGCGAAGGCGATCACCGTGTTCGACGAAGCGATCAGCCGTTTGTACGGTGCCTAATCCTTGTGACCACCCCTGAGCGTCGGTGACTTGTCGTTGCCGGCGCTTAGGGCGTCCCGAGGTCTTTCTTTTCTCTTGCAGGTCACAAGGAACGAACGATGAAACCTATCTTGCCAGCACTGACGCATCCGATGGACGACGACGCTGCCATGTGGCTGCGCGCGATCTATCAGGTGGAAACCCTCGATCCCAAGGTCGAAGACGCCTACAACCAGTTGCGGTTGGCGGCGAACAGGATCAGCACCCCGGCGGCCGGGCACACGTTCCTGTACGCGGTCATTGCGATGTCCGGGGTACGAGTCCCGGAGCCACCCACCACGTTCCTGAGCTACGTCAAAGCGGGCTTGGTGCAGATGGACCAGCCGTTGCTGATTAAGTTCGGCACGAAGTGGGAACTGGCATCGTATCGTGGTTGCCGTGGCGACAAGGTGACGTGCGAACTGAACGGCATCGACCGCACGCTCGATCACACGTTGGTCAAGTTCCCCCAGGAAGAACTCGCTGAAGCATGAGCACTCCCAAGGTCTACGTCCGCTGTGCTGTCGATGTCCTCGTTGACGGCGAGAAGCTATCGGCTGGTTCGAACATCGAGCCGGTCGGGATCGACATTGCTGGCAACGAGATCACCAACGACTCGATCGTCATTGCGGCAAACACCGTCGTGAAGGTCTGGGATAAGGACGAAAGCGGCGTTGGCGACTTCGACTTCTTGTATCTGGCTTGCGACCGTGACTTGAAGGTTGAGTTGACGATCGACCTAGGCGCGGAGGTAGGAACGCGGCTTCAGACTTTCACACTGAAAGGGACGGGAACCGCTGGGAAATATGGTTTGCCGTTCATGCTTGGCGACGATGCTGCGTACGCCAGCGACTACACGGCCAGCTTCGCCGCAGGCACGCTCGACACGATCGAACGCATTCGGGTGAAGAATCTCGACGCCAGCAACGCTGCTAAACTTCGCCGTATCCTCGCCACTTAGGAGACGGTCAATTGGCTGAACCATCGATTTCCTTCACCTACGAAGCGATTCAGGAGGCGGTTGCGATCGCTCAAGGGTGGAACACAACGGTAGCCGCTTGGACTCCCGAGAACACAATTCATTTCAACCAGGCATTGAAGCGTGGTCTGAACCGGTTCTGGTATCCCGAGTTGGCGACGGAGATCTATCGCCGCAAAGCTGGTCAACCGCTGGAGAACGTCAATCCACAGACCAGCTACGAGCACTACGAATGGTCCTTCCTGCGTAAGACCGGCACTCTCACGCTGGCGACCGGCGACTTCAACTACACGCTCCCCGATGACTTCAGCGGAGTGATTGTCGAAGAGTCCGTGAACTTCGCGGCGGGGCAGGAAAAGAAGATGCTGACGAAGGTCGATCCCGGCAACATGGACGCCATGCGTTCGGGCGAGAACTCGACAGGCGTCCCGGTCTACTACTGCATTCAGCCGGTGACTCACGTTGGGGCGACCGGCACACGTTGGGAGATGGAGGTGTACCCCACGCCGACATCGGCAGAAAATGCCTTGGCGATCACCTACGACTATCAGTTCGTGCCAGGCGTGCTGGCGGCTGGAGAATACCCGGTGGGTGGCTCGCAGCACAGCCAGACGATCGTTGCAGCCGTCTTGGCAGAGATGGAAAAGATCATTGACGATGATCCGCAGGGACAGAACGAGGTTCAGTTTCAG